AAACAGATCAAGCCGTGAGCAGCGCTCGCCGATGCGCTGGAAAACGCGACAGCCAACAATGCCAACAGCAAGGAGGAGAACTGAAATGAACACGTCGTTCGATATCACCGACATCGACTGCGCGCCCAAAGAACTCGAGGACGCTCTGGGCGTGAGCGGGAGAGCGCTCTTCGACCCCACGGAGCATCCGATCCATGTGGACATATGGGACGGCAAGGCATACGTGACCTTGGCTGAAATGATCGAGCTCGAAGGCGACGCACTGCGCCACTTCCTGGCTATCGTCTTTCCGGCATCGCCATCGGCAGGCCCATACGTTCCGTCGCCTGCGGGGAATCGAGCCAACTGATGATGACATTATCCGCTCGCCCAAGAACGGCGGCGACGAACTCGAACTTGCGCGACGACCCCTTTGCCATGTCGCCCAACACAACCGGTTCGCACCCATCGGCCTCCAAGCGCACGTCATACGCGTCGAACGTGTTGCGGTTCCTGATCACGAACATGACGTTGTTCGGGCTCGGACTTGGATGCTCGATGACCCAGTCCGGAACGGACACCTTGCGTTCCAATAGATTGACCTGCCTATGCAGCGAATCCGAAGAGTCCCGCATGGCGTCCAGTTGCTCCGAGAACAGCGAGAGACGTCTTTCGAACCTTTCCGTATCGGTCCTCCCACTATTCGCGGCCCTTCTCCCGGTGATGACCCAACCGGCGACGGATACGCCGATAGTCACCACCCATCCAGCGATGGTCACCCATAACCCATTCATCGATGCTTCTCCTAACTGTTCGGCCCGCACGTCGCAAATGCGGGATGACACCGATTTTAGGAGAGGGCCGGGCGGTTCTCCTAACGCCGCCCGGCATCACACACGCAAAGGAGGCGCGTGATGGATGACAAAGAGGTGTTCGCCGCATTGGCGGCGGCGTTGAAGCCGATGAACACAACGAAGGACATCGCGGACAACTGCGGCATCAAGGAAGGCACCCTGGCGTACTGGCGTAGCGCGGGCATCGGCCCGAAGTTCGTGAAGGTGGGACGAATCGTCATGTATCCGAAGGAGCAGATGATCGCCTATTTCGCGCAACACCTGTACCAGTGCACGGCCGAATACGAGGAAGAGGTGGGTGCGTGATGACTGACAACGACTGGCGTACCGATACCCCGTGGCCGGATCCATGGGAAGAAAAGGAGAACAAATGAACGACATCCGCAAAGCCTGCGTCGAAGCGATATTCAGGGAATTCGAGGACAAGGGCGACACCATCCGTCCGGCCTATGGCGACGTATGGGACGAAATCGAAGCAAGGCGTTCACTCGGTCACATCGTCGGATGTATCGACCTCGACGTGACCGACCTCGTGGACATCGTCATCGACACCATCAACAAGGAGCTGTGATGGAATCAATGCCTCTGGCTGTTGGTCAGGCGCTGCTCGACTTCGTCGTTGCGACTGGCGCCGTGCTCCGTAGTGTAAGTGACGTGGACCGTCACACGACAGGATCCACGTCCGAAGTAGGTGAAGCCTGGTTGGGCGTTCAGGCGGTCGATACCGGCCTGGTCTTCGAATATCTGCTTGGAGAAGAACTCGCTTTCGAGCGCGACCTCTCCGAACGGCGCAACCTCGTCGACGTGCCGTTGCGCAACGGTCTGGTCTTTGAAACGGACGAACACGGACACGTCTCGTGCCATGTCGGGGCAATCGTTGACAAGGAATACGGTCGAGGTTTCTCCATCGTATTCGACCCGCCACTTGTGGACCGTCTGGTCGGCGGTGACGGACAACGCCCGCTGGCTGATCGAGTTCGCGTCTGCAGCTATCTCGTTCGCCTTTCCTGCAAGGCGGTTGGCCTGCTCGGCGGCACGCTTCGATTCGACGGCGATCCGGTTGGCTTCCTCAGCCGAGCCGTTCGCCTGCTCCGAGAGCTTGTTGCCATGGCGCGCCTGGAACAAGGCGACACATCCGGAGACACCGCCAACCAATCCCGTGATGGCGCCAACGACGCCGGTGACCGCATTGATGTCCATTCCATCGATTCTACGGACGGAGGCGAACGATGAAGGTTCTTGCCCACGTCATCCTGCGACAGCTGCTGTTCGCGGTGTGGTTGCTGGCCATGTGGGTGCTGTATTGCACGCCGGCGTGCACGCATCCCATCGAACATCTCATCGCCGCGCCGTTCGCGGTGCTCATCCCGACGGCCGTCATCATGCGCCGCCTGTGCTCGGACCCACGCTTCATCCGATGGGTGGACGAACTCGAGCGATGAAAGACCTGGGCGGCTCCTCACACATTGCGGCATGGACGTGGTTCGTCATGCGCGGCCATGCCTGAACCGCCCACCCGTCAAGGAAAAGACGTTAAAACCGGCCGGACGGGTCATCTTCTCTCTTCTCCTCCCGCCCGGCCCTCGCCGGGGCCCGCGAACGGATGCGGGCGCCATGGATCGGCGTGTTCAGGTCACGCCGGCGGATGGATGCGCGGTTCGAATCCGCGCCCCGGCACGACATCAATCCAAAGGAGGCAAACGTTGCCAAGCAAAACACCAATCAGGCCGGAGGGCGAGAAGTGGTTCGAATGGCCGCTCACACCCGCCAGCGTCGGCATGACGGCCGCCGAACTGATCGGCGAACTGTACGAGACCATCAGCGCGCTCAACCACGACCGTGGCTGGAACCTCACCATGGTCGCGCCGGCGCGCTTCGGCGAGATCGTCATCGACCGCGAGGCCGGATGCCTCCGCGCGAAATGCGCGTGGAAGGCCAAGGACCCCAGCCAGCTCGGCCCGGAACCCGCCGGATACGTGAAGGGAGCCTGACATGGCCATAGGGGAGACCGTCATCACCATCGTCGGCAACCTCACCGCGGATCCGGAACTGAGAACCACCGGCCAGGGCGCGCAGGTCGCCAGCTTCACCATCGCAAACACCGCGCGCGTCTATAACAAGCAGACCGGCCAGTACGAGGATGGGGCGGCGCTGTTCATGCGCTGCTCGGCATGGCGTGACATGGCCTCGCATTGCGCGCAGAGCCTCTCGAAAGGCATGCGCGTAATCGCGCAGGGACGCCTCCAACAGCATTCCTACCAGGCACAGGACGGCACCAACAGAACCGTCATGGAACTGCAGGTTGACGAGATCGGCCCGAGCCTGCGCTACGCCACCGCGCAGGTCAGCCGCATCAGCCGACAGCCGCAAGGTCCCGTCTACGGCAATCCCGCCGCGCAGACGCCGACCGTCAACACCGGCGCAGGCGGCTGGAGCCAACGGCCGCAACAGCCGGCGCAGACACAGCAACCCGCCCAGCCGCCGGCCGATGATCCGTGGGGCGCGCCGGCGTCCGACCAGTCATCATTCGGAGACTTCGGCAAACCCGATCCGGAACCGGAATTCTAAGGAGCAGCAATGAAAGCCAGCGAACAACAGGCGCTCATCCCGCAGGAAGCCACGCCAGACACACTCATCGACCTCATCGGCAAGACCCAGCAGGTCACCAAAGCCGCGGCCGTCGTGCTCAAGGCATGCCGCACCGTCATGGACACCAAAAACAAGCAGGAGCACATCGACAAGTGGGGCGGCATCCACGCCATCACCGAAGCCGTGTACGACTGCGCGGACCTCGCTCAGCGCATCCTCGACGCCGGCCTGGCCATGGAGAACATGTGCGCGAAGCCGGCCACGTCACGGCAGATGATCCTCATCGACGATCTGCGCCGCAGTCTCGACATGGACGATGGCGACGTGGAGGCGACCGTCGATCCGGACACCGGCGAGATCGACTGAACCACAGGAAGGAGAAGAAGAGATGTGGTTCATCATCGACGACCAGATGGCCGACGACAGGCGCATCCGCCGCCTGCCTCTCGCCACCGTGGGACTGTGGGTCAAGCTGTGCGTCATCCACTCCAAAGGCGTCTCGATGCAGGCCAAGGACCCGGCCGCGTATCCAGGATACTTCGACAAGCTCGATCTCAAGGACGCCGGCGGCACCATGAAACAGCTCCAGCAGCTCATCGACTCCGGCCTCATGGAGGAGCACGATGGCGGATGGCGTCCCGTCTACGCGGAAGGCATCTGCAGGGAGCCGAAGATGCTCACCGAGGAACAGCGCGAGGCGCGGCGCAAGGCCGGAAGCAAGGGAGGACGCCGCAAGGCGGCCAACCAGAAAGCCAAGCAGACGTCTGGCGACTTGCCGGAAAACAGCCAAGCAAACGGAGAGCAAAACGGTAGCGAGATGGGTAGCAAAACGTCTAGCAAGTTGCTAGGGGACAGCCAAGCAAAAACATGGCATAAAACCGATACCGATACCGATATACCCTCTCCGACCCCTCCCGCCGGCAAACCGAAGCAACCCGCCACGCCGGAATCCGGCTTCGACCATTTCGCCGAAGCCTATCCCGGATCCGTCGGCGCGAAAGGCCGCAAGACCGAAGCCGAAGCCAGAGCCCTGTACGCGGCCATCGCCGGAAACCCAGTCGAACTCACCCGCCTCCAAACCGCGCTCCGCCGCTACAAGCACGCCGTCAACGACGGCCAAATCCGCAGCGGCCACATCCCACGGCTCAACACATGGCTCCGCGACCAGTGGAAGACCTGGGCGCCCGAACCAGTCCCGCCAACACCACGCCACAAGCACACCTGGACCTGCGAACACGTCCACCAGCTCATGGATCCGCACGAGGACGAATACGACCACACCGGAAGCCTCAGGGAAGGCAATCCAAGCGAATGGTGGAAGGCATGCCAGGCGTGCGCAGACGAACTCAACAACCAAGAAACCAGCGAGGAGAAGCAATGAGCAACTACCAAAGCAACGAAATCAAACTCATCAACACGAGCCTGATCGACCCCCACCCGGACAATCCACGAAAAAACATCGGCGACGTGACCGACCTCGCCGCCAGCATCAAAACCAACGGCCTCCTCACGCCCCTCAGCGTCGTACCCAACGGCAGCCGCTACCGCGTCATTGCCGGCCACCGCAGACTCGCCGCATGCAAACAGGCCGGCACCGGAGCCGTCCCATGCTTCGTGCTTGACCTCGACCCATTGCAGCAGCTCGAGGCCATGGTCACCGAGAACTGCCAGCGCGAACAGCTCACCGCGTTGGAAGAGGCCGACGCCATCCAGGGCATGCTCGACCTCGGAGCCACCACCGCCAACGTCGCCCACCGGCTCGGCCGAAGCGCCGACTACGTGCGTGACCGCGCCAAGGCCGCCAGCATCAAGACCGAGGTCAGAGCGACCCGCGACGATTTCAGCCAGCTCAGCATCGGCCAGCTCGTGGCCATAGCGCGATACGACGGCCAGCCGGACAGGCAGAAGAAGCTCGCGCAGGCGGCCGGCACCTCGAACTTCGACTACATCCTCCGCAACATCGAACGCGACGACCGCGACCGGCAATGGATCGAATCGGTCGCCGCGCTCCTCGTGGAGCCCGACAACGGCATCAACCTCATCCCCGACCCCGAAAAGCCCTACAGCGACCCGGAATGGCGCTACCGCGGCTGCATGTTCCCATCCACCGGCACCCCCGAAGAAGTCATCGAGAAGATCCGCGAACTGAACCCCGCAGCCGTATCCATCCACACGGTCTCGCAGCAGGTCTACCTCTGGATCCGCCGCGACAAGACCGCCGACGCCGAAAAGGAAGCCCGACGCGCCGCCGAACAAGCCGAACGCGACGCCCGCCGGCACGCGCTCGAGGAATACGCCGCCGCATCCGCGGACAAGCGCATGACATGGCTCCACGGCCATCTCCACGGCATCAAACGCGCCCAGCTCGTCGAAACCACGGCCCGGCTCGGACTCCTGCAGATCATCGACCCGAACCCGCAGGGCTACACGTTGGCGCTGAGCACATGGAACGACGCCGCATGCGGTGGCGAACAATTCACCACCATCAGCGGCATCGAACCGGAACGGGCGCTCGCCGAACTCCGCTACCACCTCGACGAACCCGACTGGGCGGTCTGGGCGGTGCAAATCCTCGCCGCACGCATCGAATGGTTCATCGACCCGACCGACTGGACCACCGTCAACGACACCAGCAGACGCATCCCCGGCTACTACCAGATCCTCCAAGACCTCGGCTACACGCCCACCGACGACGAAACCAGCCACCTCGACCAGCTCACCGCCGCCATCAGCGAAGCCGACTCCGACGAAAACGAAAAAGACGAGGAGAACAACCAATGACCAGGGAACAACTCGACAGACTCAGCCGTCTCCTCGCCGACACCGCCCAGACCGCCAGCACCATCGAACTGCGAGCGCTCGCCGGTGGCAGGGCGGATGACGGCATCGTGGCGATGGCGGCCGGGCTGAGGACCAATTGCACTTCGTGTTTGGTGTTGGTCGACGGTCTGATGCAGGAGGGGGTGCGTTGTGAATGAGTTCGATGATTCCAAGCGTGCCGCTTTGGAACGGCAGGGATGGCATTGCCTGCGTTGCGGGACGAACATCCATGACCCGTCATGCTGGCCTGGACGCTCCGGCCATCACCGTCAACTGCGGCGGGCGGCGGATCCGGATGTGAGGCACAGTCCGGCCAACATCGTCGAGCTGTGCGGTTCTGGCACGACCGGCTGCCATGGGTGGGTCCATCAGCATGTGAAGGAGGCCGAACGCCTCGGGCTGATAGTCCCGCTCGGCAGGGATCCGCGCACCACCCCGGTGCGCGACTGGCAGGGGAGATGGCTCTGGCTCAACCAGGACGGCACGGCCACGCCATTGACCATGCGCGAAACATTGACAATTCAAACGGAAGGAATGACAAATGCACGAGAATAACGGCAAACCGGAGGCGCTGCTGTGGATCGACTTTGAGACCACAGGCGTGGACAGGCGCAAAAGCCTGCCATTGGAGATCGGTATGGAATGTACCGACATGCTGGGCGAACAAAAGTTCGGATCATTGTCCCGCATCATCCGCCCGGACAGACTCGACCTCCTGTCCATGAGCCCCGTCGCCTTCTCCATGCACACCGACAACGGCCTGCTGTTCGAACTCATGGGAGGCTCCGTGCGCAATGACAGCATGGTCGTCGTGGCCAACGCCGTGGAGGAATTCCTTGACTCGCTCTCCCAGCGTTTCTCCCTCGTCCCCGCGGGGACCAACGTGGACTTCGACCTTGACTTCCTCCGCCGACTCAACCTCAACCCTGACGCGTGGCTCACCTACCGCAAATACGACATGGCCACCATCCGCCGACTCGTCACCGTGCTCGGCGCCCCGGATCCATACCAGGGCGACAGCGGCCCGCACCGGGTGAAATCCTGCATCGCACGCGACATCAAAGACTACAAGGCCATGCTCGAGACACTCGCCGTCAAGACGGGAGACCACAAGTGAGAAAGACCATCAGCCACCTCGCCGACCGGCTCGGAGACGCCATGGCCACGCTGTTCACCCTCCTCGCGCTGCTGCTCATCCCGCACGCCGTCATCAGGGCGATCATCGGACAGGCGCTCCACCAGTGGACACCAATCACGTGGCTCGCCATCCACACCGCACTGACCATCGCGGCGCTCGCCACCAGCCTCGCCAGCTACGCGATCGCCGCACTGCTCGCACCGCCAAGACCGGAGACCTACCAATGACCGAAGACCAGCAAGACCAGCTCGTCATCAGCCTCGACACGCAATACGCCGTCGCGCACGCCATCTACAACCGATTCCACGCCAACGGCCACCGCAAACACCTCACGTGGGAAAACCTCGACGACGACGGCCGCGAACCATGGCGCCTGATAGCCAAGGACGCGATCACCGAGATGCTGGCCAGCCCCGGCGTGATGACCTTCTGGATGGTGTTCG